TTGGCTACTTCCTCTGCTTGCTGCCACCATCGCCGCTCGGGTCCGCAGTGACGCTCAAATCTCGCGGCTTCGCCAAGTGGCAACCACCGACCTTCCTGGCTGCCAGCGCATCGCTTATCGCCGAAGTAGAGCGTTCCGTAATACTCGCCTGATCGGTAGTGCTCGCAGTCTTCGCAACGTCGCTTAGTCATAGCTTTTTTGCTATCTCCTCTGCCGACTCTCTGTAATAGATCATGAGGCTGCGTACGTCTCTATGACCTACCATCCTGGCAAGTTCCAACACGTCTAGCTTTTTCGAAAGCCTTGTGAGTGCCAGCGCCCTGGAATCGTGAAACGTCAAGCCAACGATCCCCGCGCGTTTCTTAGCCTTACGGAACAGCGCATCGCGACTTGCGGCCGAGACGGTAAACACGCGCACCGGATCAACGCCTCGCATTTGTTCGAGGAGTTCGACGGCTTTCAGCGAAAGCGGTACTTCGCGGCTGTCGCCATTCTTTGTTTTGTCGAGCTTTGCAACACGGCGCGGCGCACTCGGTTTCCGCAGATCACGTACCGGGTTAGCATCGATCAACCTTCGCTCGCGTCGTGCGTATTCGAACACAGACGAGAGTAGCGTGATATCGCGTAGGACAGTTGCCGCCGATACTCTGCGGATTCTCTCGTCTCGCCATTCCGCCAGCTCTCCCGTGCCAATCTTGCTAACATTTCGATCCGAAAAAGGCTCTCGACAAAACGCCAGTAGTCTGATGTTTTCGTTTCTACATCCGCGCTTGCTTGGTGACACGTCTCTTGCGTAATCATGCATGACCTCTCGTAGTGTGATGGATGGCCGAAGCTGGCCGCGGCCCGCCTCGATCTCGCGCTCTATCGCCGCTGCCCACTCTTGCGCTTCTAGCTTGCGAGCGAATGTCTCGCTTCGGTAGATGCCCATGCGGCGGACTTCGGCCCGCCACCGCTTGCCTCTTCGGTAGATTGTCGCCATGGCGTAAAAAGTGGCGCAGTCCAGTGCGCCACCATGCTCCCCCTTGTTGTCTGGCGTAACTGCGCCAGACGGGAGAGTGCCTGATTTGCTTGGTATTGGTCAACATTGGCGGACTCTGTAGGACAGCGGAAAACGCGGTACGCATCTGGCCCGAGGCACCAAACGACTCAATCATTGCGCTGGTTCCATCGTGTTGTGGCGTAAATCGGGCGAAGATCCGAAAAGATCGCACTGCTCAATGGTAGGAATCCACGTTGCCGCTGAGTTGAATCGCTCTGTTCTGTCCGCGATAACTGCGGCTCGTTGAGACGACGTAGCAGGAACGTACATTCCGAAACGTTTAATGCTCCCACTGTTCACCGCTGCGTTGGTCGAGTCTGCTGATCGAAACGGAAGTCGCGTGAATATCTCAGGATCGAGCATCCGTAGACCGTGTAGCTTGCATTTCGGGATTCCATCATCATCGCATACAGCGGTCATCGCCTCGCCGATACGCTTCCACCATGATTCTGCTCCTGGCGTCTTCCATTGCCCTGAACTGCCGATCGCAACAATAGGGAAGACTCGAGCTAGATGCGATAGCCAATCAAGCGACTCGTGCAAGTGCCAAACAGGAGCGCCCATTTTGTACTCGTCGCCATGCCATTGCATGATCCATCGATTGATCAGGTTCCGATTGTCATCTTCGGTTCCATCAATCACGTCTGGAATCAATGCAAAATCAAACGACGGGTGATTTCTGAGCGAGTCAACCCAATCGCAATAGCCGTCGAAATCTATCTGCCCATGACCGGCTTTCCAGTGCGAAAACGCCGAATTGTCTAGCATGAACGATTGAGAGTATTCAAGCACTGGGCCGATATCATCTTGACGCAGAAACGGCACCAGCGCATGTCGACCGGTCAAAAACCGCGCAACGTCCTGGCGACTGCCGCCGATGGGTGTGCCGTGATAGTGGATCAACTTCCCCTTCTCCTCTCCGCCCACTTGCGCCAATCGTCAGCGATCCAGCGCCGAGCGCGAGGGCTGATTCCGACGCTCTTGGGCGCGTCTGGCCGAGCTGCGACATGGTATGCAGTAGTCAGCGACTTGACGGCAAGAAACCTGCGCACGTCTTCGATAGTCCAGAACTGTTCTGTCACGTCTCATCCTCCGCATACCACTCGTATTCTTTTGTCCAGACCTGGCCGAGTTCGTTAAACGCGTTTCGCGCGATACCAAATGCACGCAGAACGGGACGCGGATTGCCCTTGCTGTAAACCCACCGATACTGCGCCCCGATATCGCAAAGCGGTATATTCCGCAACGGATGATCTTGCGGCAATGTATCTAAACGAACCATTGTTTGCTTATTTCTCGAAAACAAGTAAATCGTGTTTTACTTAATCCGCTATGTCTTCAGTTCCAACCTTTTCAACGCTTCTGTGATCGCCTCAGCCATTTCCTGCCACGATTCGACGGTATGCCCTGTTCTTATTAGTTTGACATCAGCGACGTACTCATCGAAACATTGGACATAAAATACAGGGTCCCCATCGTCGTCATACGCCGATATTTTTTCTGGTTCCAGGCGGATCATTTCTGCGACCTCTTGATTAACTTCGCGCATTCAAAAGCGGCAAGGGTTTTGTGCATGTTGCCCTTGGTTTCTTTCGCGTATGTATTGCAAATGTGCGCGTCGTCATCTTTTGCGGCGTTCCATGCGGCTCGAATCATACTCATAACCGTATCGTCGCCATGAGAGTATCCGTTTGCAACCATCCATTCATCTGCTGTCATTTGGGTGGTCCCGGTAGCGGCATCCATTTTTCCGGGTCACTAAGCGGGATTTCTCCGTTTGGCCAACGCCAATTCCCAGCCTCATTACGTCTCATAACGTCGAATAACTGAATGTGGGTTGGTCTATACACAAGAACATCTTTGCTAAATGGGGCATCTGCTATTTCGCTCCATTCATTCATCGTGTCGATTGCGGCTTGTGCCTGATCTTCGAAAAGATGCCAAATTCGTTCACCATGGCAAATTTTGGAAAACGTCGATTTATCCGGGTCTAGACCGCTGGCAATACAAATTGCCCGCGCCACTCGTTCAAGTGTTGTCATTTGATTGTCTCCCTTATTCTTTTTGCGATATACGACGGATCGCATGTATCAAACCCCTCCGCAATCTCAGCAGATTCCTCCCGCGCAGCTTTTACCATCTGCTCTGCGATGTCAGCACGCACGTACTCGATGTCTTGCGGGAATATCGACTCCCAGCACCACGTTGTTTCCTCTCCGCACTCTACGGGGTATTCCGGTTCGCAGTCGCCGTGGAGCTGTAGCCAGATTCGTTCGGGTGGTGCGTCAAATTTCATTTGATTGTCTCAAGTATCTTTATGGCGCAGTCATAAGCGCCGTTCTTCTCGACGTTTTCATTTGCCAGTCGAAAACAAATCTCCGCGCATTCATCGATTAGTAGATTGCCAAATTCATCCTTTGTCATCGTTATCACTTCATTACTCCGCGTTGGTGGACCCGTGCCGGGATTTCACCGGCCTGACGTATCATCGCCACCACCAACTTTTTTTAGCAATTGACCAGCGTAAAAATCCTGTATTGGTTTTAGCTTGATTGCGCTCGCTAGATGTCATGTTTTCTGTAAATGGGTAAACATCTTTCCCGCACAAAGGGCATCTTTGCTCGTCATCACATATAGCCACTTCACAGCATGTCGTGAAAAAAGTGCTATTCGTTGGTGAGCAGTGAAAAACACTAGGCATAGCTCGTTCTTCGTATGTGGTGGAGAGGGTCGGGAATTGCACCCGACTTTCGGCCTACTGGTGTGGATTCGAACCACTTATCCTGACTGCCAGCACAATCGTTGCGTGTCACTGTCCGCGCTGCCGCTCCGTAATCAGTGCCGGTCTAATCCCCGGCTTGATTTATCAGCGCACCACAAACCCAAGGTATCGTCGCCGTGTCCGTAAATGGCCCAGTCGGCGGAATTGAACCACCTGTTTTGCCTACGCTTCGCAATCTGCAGTTTGCTCCACGATTATCGGCATTGCGCCAGCACTGGGATAAATGGTGGAGCTGGCATTGGATGGTGTGTCGCCTGACTTTTTCAACCGCTCCTTGGTCGCCATCCGCCTAGCTCCGTAAATAATCAACATCTATCAATAGATGGAAAATTGATAGATGGCGCCCTCCCGCGATCACACTCGCCCCTGTTGCACAGGATGGGAGGGCAAACTTGTTGAACTGGTCGGAATTCTACCGATGCTGGTGCGCATAGATATGCGCGCCACGGCTAACGTGCAGTTCGAAATAATTAACTCGGTTGTTTTATCTGTTTGATTCTTTCTAGTTGTTTCTCCGCAAGTGACAAGGCATGCCGTGCGTTCATCACTTTTTGTTCAGCACCATAAGCCAAGAACGCATGAGCCTGCTCCCATGAATCATGCCAACTGCACCAATCGGACACCTTGTTTTCCTTTTGCGGTTTTCCATTGTATTGCTTGTCTTTTAGGACAACTTTGTGAGCTGTTTCTCGCTCAATCTCGATTGCTTCGATTTTGTCAAACCGAGTTCTGTACTTAATCATGACTTGCCTCTAACGAATCCTGCCCAGATAAAAATCATGCTGCATCAAGCCCAGTTTTGTGGACCCATACATGCCCTCGTCTTCAGACCAGATAAGCCCAGCATCATGCTTTGATGGATCGTCGTCATGTCTTTTCCTTGCAGAAATGTCATAACACTTTTGGCACGACTTTGACCCTCTCGTGCGTGCACTACGTAGCACGTCAGAGTTCCTAACGTATTCACTGCCGCAATAGGTACATCTAACGCTCCAGTCCTTGCCTGCCTTGCCTAGCACAAGATAAGCACCGTAGAGTTGTCCAGTGCGGTCTTTCGGTTTCATACGTTGTCCCAAGTCACGCCGCGCCAAATCTTCAATACCGTTGATTGAGACACTTCGAACTTTTCCGCGACCTCCTTTGAATACGCTTCCCTTGATGGTGGGCGAAGTTGCCGGATAAGTCTCACGTCGTCATGAGTCAGCTTGGCTGAGTGGCTATCCTGCCCGCTTGGTATGTAATGCGTCCGATACTTCCGCGCGTCTCCTGCTTTTGCCCTGGCCCGATGCTCTCGGCATCCTATTGCTTTACACGGGTTACACCAAGAGTTGATAGCCCTTGTGCCATTTGGCCGAGTGAAGTATCGAAATTCGCTCATATCCTTTTCGGCCTTGCAACGGCTACACGTCTTTACCGGCACGGCAATGCCTCCCATGATTCGAGCGCTGGATCGTCAAAGAAATACACCATGTTGTTAGTGACAGGCCCGATCCTCATGGAAAGGTTGAGCTGTATTCTAACTGCTCCATCGGTCGTCAGAGTGTAGTAACTGGCTACCCCGTACAGCGGTGCAGTCGCTTGCGGTGCGTCGGTTGGCTGCATATCTCCGCGCACTTCCCTTGACCAGCCGAGCGGTGTCTTTTCAGGCTTGCCATATCGTGCGTAGATAACCTGCCTGATATCGCCGCGACTATCTCTCTGCACGTAACACTTTTCAACCTTGCGATTCTCAACAAACTCGGCTGACGTAATCGCGTTTGCCGAGAGTGGGAGTATGGCAAGTAATGTAACTAGTTTCATTTTATCGCCTCTAATTTCTGAATCGTTTCATCAACATCTGAAAGGAACGAAATAACCTCTTTATCTATCTCGCTGATCCTGTTGTTATCACGTTCAAACCTGATAACGACAAGCTGCAACCGTTCTGGCATCCTAGGATCGAACGACACGAAGTCGCACCATCCACGGCCAGTACAGGCCATTTGCGCCAGCATTTGAAGCTGATACTTGCCGGGTACCTTGCGCTCCGTCAGGTATTGGATATGTGTGGCCGTCATTGGGCATTTAATCTCAACAAGCCCGGACTCACCAACTAACCCGTCAGGACTGCACCCGAAGTCGGATATCGACGGATGGAGCACAAAGCCAACCTCGTCTATTAACTCTCCTGTCAGTGCGCTATATGAGTCCCTTGCGGCAGGCTCATTGTCTATGCCCCATTGCATAGCGCCGTTGGTGTATTCATCCTGGCGTTGCCCTGTAAGCCTCTCACATACGACCCTTGCTAACGCATTCGTACGACTGGCAGCAGGCCCGCTCTTTGTTGTTGCCATAATGTCAGCAACAATCGATGCCGTGACTTTGCCTAATCGCGCACTAAACCATTCTTCTGATCTTTGAATCATGCTGCGGCATCCTGCGTCCTGAAAGTATCTCTAGGACGCATCTCTAATTGTTCTTTGCGGAGCTTAAATGTGGAAGCGTAAATCTTGCGGTCATTCACAGACATTGCATGATAAGCAGATTTTAAATCATCCAGGTTTTCCAGCTCGTTGATTGCCTGGACCGTATTTTGGCTGACCTCGCTCAGTTCGTACTTTTCCGAGTCAGGGTCTTGCATATCCTCAGTTGGTATTAGGAACGCTTGGAGTAGGGCGTATTTGTGGGCAATGGCGTAGGTTTTGTTTGTCGCCTTGTCTCCGCTATCCATAGCCTCTCCGACAACTGTAGATGACACGCTAGACCCGTCAACGGTATGGAACGAGTATTTAACTGTGGTGTAAACCTGAAACCCTGATGAGTTCTTGAACTGCCTAGGCTCGCTGCGATGGTCTAATACTTCCATCGTGCAGAATATCCCCTCCGCTGCCATTGCACGGTGCAACGAGTTATAAACGTCATCGATGCCGCGAAATTTGAAGTTTCCCTGCGGATTGTGCTTATCCTTACCGATTGCCGATATGCTGGCCATGACGTTAGCCATTGCCTGATAAATCTTCATCAGTTAAACCTCTTGCGCGGGATGTGAACCACATTATCAGCATGGTGGTGCTTTGTGATTTCAAATACCGTTTGCTCCGACGCCGTTACCGTGTAATCCCCTGGTGCTTCATCGGCGATCTGTTCCAATGATCGTAAGGTGATATCTCGCAAATGCTGTTGATGTTCCAGCGCGCCTATCCATCCCCATGCCGTTACGATAACTTCCTCTGCTCGTGTGAGAGTCCAGGCAAGCGCGTTTAGAAAGGCTCGTTTCATATTGCGATTCTCCATAATAGCTTCCATCCTGTTGGTATTTCTCCTCGTGGGAACATCGTTGTTTTGATCCCGTTATGGTTTATGACTTGCGATGTCCAGGCTCGCCACGATCTATCCCAGGCAACAGGCAAATAAGCCCCGCTAATCATCTTCATTGTCTAGCCCTTCGAATTTGTCCTCACACCACCCTATAAGCAGGACGATTGCAGCAGCAATGCATATACCTACAATCGTCCAGCCTAGTTCAATCATTGTCGTTTAGTTCGTCGCCGAACAGCGGCAGAAAGTCCGATTCGTCCGGTTCTTTCTCGTATTGGAAGTAATCATCTGTTCTCGGATCGTTTGGGTGCCCGTAACATGGCGCCCAAGTCTGGTGGTCGCTATAGCCGTAATTTTTGTAGGTCATTTTTGCGGTTCATTTTTGATTGCTGACGAGTGCCTTATTTTTAGCATTTTGTCAGCCTGAATGTATGCCCGCTCTGCTGCTTTTTCGGAAGAAACAAGCAAGTTTTTGTCTGATGCAAGTATTCCTTGCAAAGCATGTGCAGCGAAGTAGTCGCGTAGTATTTTTTGAAAGCTGTATTTTACTTTCATATCCCACCAACCTCACGAGCTGCGCCTAGTATGTCCACCAAGACGATGCAGCTAATTAAGACACTGGCGATTATTGCCAACAATACGGTCCAAATACTTTCATGCTGTTCCATTTTTCAACCTCAAATATCCGTCGCCGTACAGAAAATCACTTACGTTGCAGCCTATTTCACGGCATGCATCATGTATGGTTCCTCCTTGCCACCCAAGGAACGCCAACAAATCAATAAATCTCTGTTCTGGTGTCATGTAGCCTTTTGTTAATCGCCCCGTGACGTGGGGCGTCACGTCAGGCTCAACGGCAATGAGGAGTGAGCCATCGCCTGATGCGGCGGTTTACATGAAGGGGCGTTGCCCCAGCCAGCAAGACCACTCGCCGCTTACGTCTTGTGTGGCCCCGATGGCTGAAGACTTTACGCGTCTTCGCAATGCATTGCAATGCATGCGTGCATAATTTTTTAGACAAAAATCGCATAGATGTAAAGTGAATTCTCACTGAAAGTTATAAGAATTTGATGTAACGCGCCATGTTGCTGCTTTTTGGAGATGTTGTGCTGTTGCAAGCACTTATGCACATGTGCATAATGGATGCATGGATGCATACAACCTTACAAAGCTACTTCAATGCCTTCGCGCCGAGGGTCTTTCGGACGCCGACATCGCTAAACGCGTTGGCGCAACTCAATCAACGATTCAGCGAATTAGGACCGGACGGACACGTAACGCCTCGTTCGATCTGGGGTGCAGGATTTTGGGTTTAGCACGTGATGTACTCGGGCTAAGGAGCTGATAAATGCCAGACATAACAATGTGTTTAACGGCTTGCCCGCTGGCTAAGTCGTGCGAACGATCGGCACAAAGCGGGACTGAGCCGAGCCTTATGCAGAGCTGGACGTGGTTCTCCCCGACCAGAGGCGACAGGCCAAGCTGTACACGCTACATACGGAAGGGCGCCGACAAGCAACGGGCAGGAGTCTACGGAGGCAAAGGGCTGATATGAGCCTGGACGCTACGCGATGGGCTTGGATGCAGCAAGGGATAGGCGCGACAAGAAAGCTGGTGCTTTTGTCCCTGGCTGACAGAGCAGATGAAAACAACGTTGCGTTTCCAAGCATTGCAAGGCTTGAACAGGATACAGACCTTGACCGGAAAACGATCATGAGGTCCTTAGCTGGCCTCGAACAACTCGGCCTTGTCGAGTCGCAAAAGGCGCAAGGAGCCGTCACTAGGTATCGGCTAATCGGTGTCAGTGACAGGTGTAAACCAGTACCAAAATTGGTACCGGTCCCAAAAACGGTACCAGTACCAAAATTGGGACTGGGTAGTACCAAAATTGGGACGGGTACCAGTACCAAAATTGGGACACAGAACCTACCAATAGAATCTATCAATAACCTAAAGACAAATACCGCGCGCGAGACGACGCGCCGATCATCATCGATGCGATCTGATTTCGAACTACATGCGGACTGGTATGCATGGGCTATCGAGTACGACAGAACGATCGACGCTACGGCTGCGTTCGAGGAGTTCCGTGATTATTGGGTAGGCAACGGAAAGCCAATGCGTGATTGGTTCGCAACATGGCGTAACTGGATACGGAGGCACAAGCGATATGCGGCAAGTAGGTCAACTAGTGGCGCAACTCAACGGGCAAAGGACCGAGCAGCAGAGCGTGACGAGTTCATACACGACTTCATCTACGGAACTTGAGGAGATGCGAATTAAGGAGCTGCGACAAGTGGCGCGGGATATAGCGCGCGGCATGTCAGCACATTTCGGGCAGGCGTTCCGCAACCAATGGCCAACAGCCGACGAATGGAAAGACGCCATGGGGTTATGGGCAACCGAGTGCTACCCGTACCGAGCAAATCTCGGTAAAGCGTTTGATGCTATTCGCCGGCAAGATCACTCCTGGCCACCGAATTTGGCGAATTTTCTGTCAATGCTTCGCGAACAGGCACGACCGGAACAGCAGGTTTACAAGTCACTGCCAAAACCCGCAGGAGACAAACAACTTGCCGCAATGGCAATTGCAACGATGGCACTCAGGCTTAGGTAATGGACCCGGTAGCAAAGGCGCAAGCCCTGGAACGTAGCGCAACCGAGCAGAGGCAACGGATATACGCACGACTTCAGGCAGAGGCACCGGACGTTGCGGACTTCCTGGCTGGTATCAACGCAGCTTTCGGGCGGGCTGATGCCGTGGCTATACGGTTTTCTGATGGCGAGGTTTACAGACGCGGCAGGTTTGTTAAGGCGCAGGAGTTTGATGATTTCGCGAAACGCTGCCCACAACCTCTATTGAAAATGGCATTTAAAGGACGATGCAACGGTCGTAGAGGAACGAAATAGGGTATGGAGCTACTAGGGTAGCGGGTAGATGTGTAACGCGGCTAATTTTGGCTTACAGTCATGTGGACAGAACACGACGCGAAAGAACTACGCAGACTGATGAGAAAGCGGGCTAGGTCTATTCCAGGCACTAACGCATGGAAGTCGGTACAGGAGTGGAACAGGAGCGTCGATGGCAGAGAATCGCAACGGAGATACAGAAAGACGGACAAAGGCAAGCGATGTGCAGCGGCATACAAGGCTAAGGGTAGCCGTTATTACGCTGTCAAGTTGAAACGCATACACGAGTCAATAATGGAGGCCGAGAATCACCGTCAGGGGTGGACATCAGAGCAAGATTCTAAACTTGTGCGGATGGTCAATGAGGGGTTTAAAACACGGGAAATAGCAGTTGGACTAGGACGGTCTTTGAAGGGTATAGAGAGAAGGCGGAATAAGTTACGTGCTGATTTGGACGCTATAGGAAAATAGTCATGATATTGAAGAACCTGGTTGTTGTTGTTGGTGAATACGAAAAGGACGGAGAGACGAAGAAAAATTACCTGCGTATAGGACAATTACACGAAGGAAAGAACGGAGAGTATATAACCATTGACGCTCACGTTAATTTAGCGGCAATACCGCGCAGGGAAGGTGACAGCCGGGTTATGGTTAGCATGTATGATCCTCCTTCACGCGACGAAAAGCCTGTTCAGGCTAGGAAGCCAAAACCAAAGGCAGATGATTTTGACGACGACATTCCGTTTTAGGCTGAGATATGTCTGAGCGTGAAAACGACATGCTGAATAATGCTACAACTCCGTGGCATGAGTCCGAGTTGATGCGCGTTACAACGTCAACAGGAAAGCAATACAAGCTGGCGTATGATTTTGAGAACGGGAAAACAATGCTGCACATTCCTGGCTACAGGCTTAGCATCAAGGATGCAGAGGCCATTGGGCTGAAAGTTGAGTTTCCGACAAAGATGCGGGAGATAGACCCGAACTCGAAGTCGGCAGAAAAAGCCGTAGGCGCTGGGTGGAATGCCAGAAAGGAAAGGTGGGTGTAAATGAGCGAACACGCAGAGCAAGTGGCATTGATGCAATGGCTTGCTTTGCAGCATCCTGATATTTACCAGCACGCCTATGCAATACCGAATGGCGGTAAGCGAAACATAACAACAGCGTTATGGCTGAAGGCCGAGGGTGTAAAGCGTGGGGTGCCGGATATCTGTATAGCGATGCCTTCGCGTGGGTATTGTGGAATGTATCTCGAACTAAAGGATAAAGTAATGCGTAAAGGTAGGCTCAGTGACGAGCAGAAAGAATGGCTTGGAAGGCTAAAGAATGCCGGTTATTACGCGTGCGTTGCTTACGGGTTTGATGGCGGCAAGCATGCAATTGAATACTATCTAACGGGAGATAAAAATGGGTGATTATGCTAAGGACATGAAGGACTTTATGATTCTGGCAGGGCAGCATGTTGGCGTGTTTGATTTGGCGCAGGCGCATAGGTATATCCGGCATTTGAAAGAAGAAGCCTTGGAGATGCATCAGGCGTGGCTTGCTGATGACATGGTAAAGACGATTGACGGTCTGGTTGATTCCATTGTTGTCGCGTTGGGTGGTCTGTATTCGTTTGGCATTAACCCTGATGACGCGTGGGACGCCGTGCACGCCGCGAATATGCGGAAGGTTGATGGATCACTAGGCCCGATTGTCAGGCGCAAGGATGGGCAAGTCGGGAAGCCGGAAGGGTGGCAAGGTCCAGAAATTGAGCTTGCTAGTATTTATGTGAACAGGGTGGAAGCGGCATGAGTGAATTTCAGGAGTTCGTAGAGTGCGTCCTTAATGACGTTGCTAATATACTGCTCGAAAAAAACAATGCTTACGGCAATTCTGCGCTTGACCCTGTTCGAATCTTTTCAAAGGCCGATACGCTTGAACAGATTAACGTGCGTATCGATGACAAGTTAAGCAGGCTGTCCCGTGGCGATCAGTCTCTTGATACGGAAGACGTGGAGCTTGATTTGATTGGGTATCTTGTTCTCAAGCGCGTTGCAAGGTCAATGCAGCAGGACGGGTTATGGAGTCAGACCTAATCATCTATGAAATATCTTTACTTCTATGGCTGGTTGTGGCAATAGTTGGGCTGATATTCCATAAGCCTAGTCAGCCGAGAAAGAGCAGAAAAAATTGGGAGGCGTAATGGTCGGTATACTCAAGCCCGTTGTTATATTCCTTCTGACTCAGCTTATAGACCATATCGCCGGTAGTCAGGCAGTGGCAAGGATCAGGGCTGCTATCGGTCGGTGGTCTGTCGCTGCGTTCAAGCCAGGCACTCCTGTTGATGATGCAAACGCCGAGAAGCGTGAAGGTGTAGTCAGGGAGATCGTTGATTGGGCAAAAGACCCGGACGATCCTATGCCGAGTTATATCACCGAGTCGTGGGCAAGGTGGCTCACCGAATCCGTTTACCGCCTATTCAAGTGGGAGAAAGAATGAGCACTGAAGAACAATACAAGGCCGCTGAAATAGCGTATGAAAAGGCTTTGATTAAATTCATCGATGCGACCATCGCCCATTACGGATTGCCGAAAAGCAAGGAAGTCCCTAAAACCGTGCTGGAACTCAAGAAAGCCTCAGAGGATTATGTACGGGAGCATACGCAATGAAGGGGCGCATAGGCTTTGATCCAACGCAAGGATCGACATGGCGAGGCATAGTCATGCTTATTGTCTCGGCAGGTATAACCGAGATGCCGCAAGAGTCGCTACGCTGGTTTATCCCGCTATGCTTGGTCGTGGTCGGATTGCTTGGCGTGTTTATCAAGGACGCGCCAGCAGTGCATCAGATTGCGCCTGCAACCGGCGATATTGACGATGTTGTGAAAGAGGCCCAAGAGTGATTCTGTGGTCTTTTGTTGCGGCCATGGTGATGGCCTGCTGCGCCCGCCAGCACACCTCAGCACGTGGGCCGAGGCTTACGCAGCCGCCGGTCATGCCGTCTTGCTCTACGGCAACGCGTCAATCATGGCGGGTTTCGACGGTGAAGAACGACCAAGTTTTCGTTTGACGGATTGGCCCGATGAAGCCGGGGCACTCATCATCGAGGCCGGATGCGGCAACACCTTTCAACCGCATGGCGTGATCGATTTGCATCCCACTGTCGGCATGGCAGCCGGGTTGGCGCTCGACACGCTGCTGGCCAAGGTGCCAGCCTCGTGTCGTCGTGTGTGGATGGGTGACCCTGCCGTCGTTGAAGCCAATGGCGGCATACTGCGGGAGACCTTCACCGACCGACTGATGATGCGCGAGTTTGTCTGGCCATGATCTGTTCGTTTGCAAAGTCGATGCCGAGGTATTCGGTCCTTGGTCATCTCGACGATGTCCATCAGGCGCTGTTGATCACCCGACCGGCATTGCAGCATTTGGGTCGGCACCGCCAGTCGACACCCTGGGCTACTGAGGCCGGTGGCCAGTTGTTTGGCACGATCAACGCCGCGCAAGTGTGTGTGATCGAAGCATCCGGCCCTTACGCTGGCGACGAGCGATCCAGATACCGCTATCGCTCCAACCCGGCAGCTGCTCAGCGCGCCATCGATGACCGCCACGGTAGGGGGTTGCTGTACCTGGGTGAATGGCACACCCACGCGGAAGACCACCCGAGCACCTCGGACCTGGATGACGACGCCATGGGCCGCTTGATCTCCAATTCGCAGCTGAATAGCGATTCGCTGCTCATGATGATCGTCGGGCGCGCACGTGGCGCTGCCGGTTTGGCAGTGTGGTGTGTCTCCGGCAAGAATATGCGCCAATGGAGTCTCAGCGAGAGTTCAGAATCCATTCTTGTAAGCAAGTAAGAGCCGCAACATGATCCCAGGAGGTTGCTCATGGCATGCAATGTCATCGTTCACCTACGGCGATACGGCAGTTAACCGGCATATTGCTGGCTGTTTTTTGTTAGAGTTCCAAAGCCTGCTTTGGCCGACGAGTCCTCATCCAGAAGGCAGGCGCCTGCGGCCGCCGTGCCCAGCGTCAGCACGGCTTCGATATTTCCGCGGACCATCAAGGCGTCGATCCACTGGTTGCGATAGGCGATGAGAAGGAAAAGGGGTTAGTTATCATTGTGGCACGCGCTTTTTGTCATGGCATCCTGGTTATTTGGATGGACGGTTGTATTACTTGCGCTTGGGATATTTACTAGCTGCGCGATATGTTGCGAGCCAGATGGTAAGGTGTTTATAGATATGAGCGGTTATGAGCCGATTATGAGCGGCGGAATGGCAGGTTTAAATTGTGATGCTGGGTGGGTTTATGAGTGACAAGACGCGGAAACCATACGTTAAAAGAAGTGACGTTGATTGGTATGACGCGTTGAGTTATGCGGAGATTGGTTTAACGTATGAGCAGATTGCAGATGCTTTATGCGTGTCGTATGAATCAATGCTGATTCATCGCAAGGAAAATGCAGACTTTGAAGCAGCATTAAAACAGGCGAGGGCAAAAGGAGTAGCAAGGCGAGTCGATAAACTTATCGAACATATCGAGTCAGACGATAAGGCGTCGCTATTCTTTTGGCTGAAGTGTAAGGGAGGGTTTTCCGAGAACCAGGGTATTATCGACAAGATCGTGAAGGAACTCGCAGAATTGAAGGGAGAAGCTACGGAATGAGCGCGTCTCTCGCTTCGTTGTATGGCGAGGTAATGAAGCTAAAGAAGGAGAGAAGCGTTAGACAAGCGTTCGAACAGGTTGCGAACGATCCGAGATATAACCTAATTGATAGCCTGTTTCGCGACGAAAAGAACAGGGAAGGCTATCACAAGCATGTTGACTTGCTATCTGAAGGTAAGGATTACAGGTCACGTCTATTCATTGCAGCTAACCGGGTAGGTAAAACACTAGGCGGTGCTTATGAGTCTGCATTACACGCAACTGGTGATTATCCTGATTGGTGGCGTGGCGTGCGTTTTGACGGCCCTACGCTATGCTGGGCTGCGGGTGACACAAGTAAAACAACGCGAGAGTTCGTCCAGCTTGCCTTGCTCGGTCACGAAAAGGGAACGGGCACGATAAGGAGATCAGCGGTCGTAAGGACAACCGCCAAGTCTGGTACTGCCGATGCTATCGATACAATCGAGGTTAAGCACAAGTCAGGCGGGATATCTCGCATAGTCCTGAAGTCCTATGACCAGGGCATTGATGCGTTTATGGGTGGCGCGGTCAATTTCATCTGGCTGGACGAAGAACCGCCACTTGCCGTCTATACCGAGTGTGTCGTGCGAACCATGACAACGGATGGGCGCGTGTTGATGACATTCACGCCTGTTAGGGGATTGTCCGAGACTGTTCAGCATTTCATGCCATCGGGCACAATACCCGAACCAATGCCGTCGAACTGTTATATCGTTCAGGCAACCTGGGACGATGCGCCACATCTAACGGCAGAGCAGAAGGACGAGCTTTACAAGGCACTTCCACCACACCAACGCGATGCAAGATCGAAGGGCATTCCGGCACTTGGGGCAGGCGCAATCTATCCCGTGCCTGAATCCGAAATAACAGTTGCGCCATTCTCTATTCCAGATTATTGGCCAAGGGCATACGGGCTTGATGTTGGGTGGAATCGTACCGCTGCCGTCTGGGGTGCGCGTGATCCAGATACAGGGGTAATCTATCTTTACCACGAGTATTATCGAGGCGAGGCTGAACCAAGCGTACATGCGTCCGGCATCCGTGCGGCTGGCGAGTGGATACCTGGAGTAATTGATCCTGCCTCCCGTGGTCGTGGTCAGGTTGATGGGCGGCAACTGTTGCAGGATTACATAGACCTTGGACTGAACCTTGACATCGCTGATAACGGGGTAGAGTCGGGTATTTACCGGACATGGGAACTGCTGAGTTCAGGCAAGCTAAAAGTATTCAGCACGCTACAGAACTGGCTAAACGAATATCGTGTGTATCGGCGGGATGATAAGGGCAGGGTAGTTAAAGAGCGCGATCATTTAATGGATGCAACCAGATACCTAGTCATGAGCGGAATGGATCAAGCGATGGTTAAACCAGTGGCGAAGGCGAACAAAGAACAACCTTACAGGGGCGCATTAGGATGGATGTAAATTACGAAGCACAAGACAACGACAACGACGCTGACGACATGACCGATGAGGAACTTGTCAGGCGCATACACGGGTTCTTTGACCGGGCTGTTGATGGTGACAGGGAATCAAGGGCACAGAGGCTAGAGGATTTACGGTTCTGCGCGTTGTCCGACCAATGGCCAAGCTGGGCTAAGCGCGACCGAATGACCCCCGGTCGTGAACGTCCGATGTTGGTTGTCAATCGGTCCAAACAGTTCGTACAGAGGGCCGTCAATCAATACCTAGAGGCTATGCCGCAAATCAAGGTAAGGCCCGTTGATGACGATGCCGACCCAGACACGGCAAAGGCGCTAGAGGAAATCGTGCGATTCGTACAGCAACGCTCAAAGTCCGAGCAGTGCTATGGAATGGCAATCGAACCGGCAATCCGCGAGGGTATTGGTTATTGTCGAGTGACGACCAAGTATACCGACGATAACGGATTCGATCAGGAAATAGTTATCCTGCCGATCCCTAACCCGTACTCGGTATATTTCGATCCAACGTCTATATTGCCTGATGGTTCAGACGCAAGGGCTTGCATCATTGCCGATGATATGTCACGGGAAGAATTCGAGCGGCAATACGGGAAGGAGATTGATACCGGGTCATTCGACTTTATTGGCGCTGGTGATAGCAGAGGATGGAATGAGAAAAACAGCGTAAGAGTTGCCGAGTATTACGAGCTAGATACTGACGTAGTAGGCGAACTGTTGATGTTGCAGGACGGGTCTATTGTCGACTCGTCGCAGGTCCAAGCCGACATACCGGACGAGTATGTAGTCAATCGCCGCAAGATCGAGAAGACGGTATGCCAGTGGTACAAGATTGCAGGGTCAACCATCCTTGAGCGTTCCGAGATTCCTTGCAGTATGTTGCCGGTCGTCAGGTTCGCTGGGCAGCAGGTTATCGCAGACGGTAAGGTTTATTGGCATGGCATGACAAGGGATTTGCGGTCAAGTCAGATTCAGTATAACTACCAGCAATCGGCAATGACGGAACTGGTGGGCTTACAGCCTTTAGCGCCGTGGATTGCAGCAAAAGGACAGATCGAGGATAACGAAACCGAGTGGAGTCAAGCTAACCGCGTTCCGTTTAGCGTGCTGACGTATAAGCCGGTTACTGTTGCGGGTAACTTGGTAGGCCCGCCAGACCGTACGCCATTCGCGCAGATTCCGAACGGGGCTTTTAACTTGTTGCAGCTTGCCATCGATGACATGAAAGCCGTCACAGGGCAGTGGAACGCATCACAAGGTAGCGCAGACGAAAACGACCAGTCCGGCAAGGCTATCCTCGCACAGCAGCGGCAGGGCGATATGTCGCTTGCGCATTATGCTATTCACGCTAATCAGGCTATTGAGCAACTTGGAAGGATCATCATCGACATGATTCCGAGGGTCTACACTAGGCCGACGCTGTTTCGAATCCTTGGCGAAGATGGCGAGGTTAATCAGGTCGCTATCGATCCGACCCAGCCACAACCTAAGCAACAGCCGCCTGAAGGGCTTTCTAAGGGCGTAGAGGCTATTTATAACCCTGGAATGGGCAAGTATGACGTAGCCGTATCTACTGGCCCTAGCTTTGCCACACGAAGGGCAGAATCAGCGGCTATGCTGATGGACTTGGCAGGGCGTTATCCGCCACTTATGCAGATGGCTGGTGACTTGGTTGTATCAAGCCTGGATAGCCCGGTTGCAGACAAGATCGCAGAGCGGCTTAGGCCTCCTGGCGCTCAGGGTGACGAGCCACCGACGCCGAGGGAACAACAGCTAATGCAGCAGGCAGAACAAGCTATGAGCATGGCCGAATCCCTGCAAGGACAGTTACAGGAGTTGGGAAAGCGCGTGGTATTCGAGGAGGAGAAAGCCGAAATCGAGCGCTTTAAGGCGATGACAGATAGGCTTCGCGTCGTACTCGGGGCGCAGGCACAAACACCGATGATACAGGCCAGCGAGGCGGCTATATTGTCTGAGCCTGTACCGCCGCCAGTCGAAACGTTACAGGATCAACCACAGCAGCCACAACCAGCGGGTAATCAGTAATGGAAGAAGAAAATGAAGGAATCAAAGTAGGGACAACGGAGTACGGAAACGTTTCAATAACAATAGTCGCGGAAGGAAAGAATATTCAGTTTTTAGGCGACCCTGAACAAACATGGGAGTTATGCAACCAGTTAGCAAGGGCTGCAACTATGTCTGAATGTATTTTGAAAGCTAAAGAGTCAGAGGGTACAGATAATGGCTAAAGCAGCAGTAGAAAGCGCACCATTAACCGTTGAATCGGCATCAGGCCCGGTAGTTGAAGCCCCTAACATCGTCGGAGAAAGTATCGCCGAACGGTTCCCTATGCAGCGTCCGACACACGACGTTGCAGAGGATGACTTTACGGGCGACGAGGGTGATGAAGACCTAGAGGCGCAAGACCAGGGAGAAGAACATGAAGTCGAACAGGAGGAAGAAGACGAGCAGCCAAGGGACGATCAGGGACGGTTCAAAAGCAAGGGGCAGACGCTAAGGGATCGATTAGCGGCAGAGGCTAGGGAGCGCATAGCCGCGCAGCAACGGGCTGAACGCCTGGAATACATGCTTGCTCAGAATCAAGCCCTGATGGCAAAGCAAATGGGGCTTGAGCCTGAACAACCGCAACAGCCAGAGTACGGGCCGCCGAATCCAGATAACTATCCTGCTGGTCAGTTTGATCCTAAGTTTATCGAGGATTCCACAAACTTCAGGATCAATCAGGCGCTTGAGCAACGTGAGATAGTTGAGGCACAAAGGCGCACACAGTCTGCATTGCTACAGGCAGAGGCGCAATTCGCGCAGGCTGTACCGGATTACATCGAGGCTAAACAAGCATTGATGGAGAATCCGGCGATAGCGCATAACCCGATCATTGGTCAGGCTGTCGTGTCTAGTAATAGACCGATGGAGCTTGCTTACATATTAGGCAAGAATCCGAACGTCGCCAACAATATCGCCAACATGCCCCCGGCAGCCGCACTAATGGCCCTGGGACGCGTCGAGGCGATCATAGAGGCATCCTTGCACCAAGGGGCGCAGCAACAGGCACCACAACAAGCTAAACAGCCACCGGCGCCGATTAAGCCCATTCGCGGACAAACGGTTCCATCCAACTCGGAAGTGGGGCAGGCTAAAACTTATGCCGAGTTTGTAGCGATACGCGAGGCTCAGGAGAAAAAGAGGTTTGGCAGATGAAACCTGAGGAACGCGACGAGATTAGGAGTATTGCAAGGGAGATATTGCTAAAGGAAGGAATCGAGCTTGATGATTTGCCACCGGATAAAACACTCTTGACGGTGTATCGAGAATATCTCGAAAAGCTGGAACGGTTAAAGATGCTTGACAAGTACAAGTGACATATATTAGCTTCTCGCCATAACCTTATTGGTTATAGTTCGCTCACTAAAGAGCAGGGGCATGGAAGCCCAAGCGTATTCGGTTCGCACCCGACGTTCGCCGCGATAAGGCAGGCCCACTAGGGTAGCGTTAGCCACGTTCGCAGGTGGCAATTGGGACCGTTAACACGGTGTCTTTTGTTATATGCGGAGTTTTAACCGTGGCAAATACGCTGCTTACTCTTGTCGATATTACGCGGGAAGCCGCCCGCGTACTCGAAAACCAATGTCTTTTCCCTCAGGCGGTAAACCGACAGTATGAATCTCGCTTCGCCGTAGATGGCCGCAAGGCTGGCGATACGATCAACGTTCGCAAGCCACCTCGCTATATCGGTCGGCGCGGCGAACAGGCGTCTATTGAAGCGTCCACCGAACAGTTCGTACCGCTGACTTTGCAGCCCTTGTTCGGCTGCGACATTCAGTTCTCGACGACTGACCTTACGCTCAGTATTGACGAGTTCTCCGATCGGTTTGTAAAGCCGCAGGTTGCAACCGTCGCAAACATGATCGACGTGTATTGTGCTCAGACCTACTATCAGGCGGTCTATAACCAGATCGGCACTCCTGGCACTAACCCGAGCGATCAGGCAACTACTCTGAGCACGATTCTCGGGGCGCAGTTGTTCTTGGCTAACAATGCCGCGCCGATGGATGGCAACCGGCAGTTTATTGTCGGGCCGAGTATGCAAGCCGCAATGGTCGGTAACTTGGCTGGCTTGTTTAATCCTGGGTCTACCATTTCGCGCAACTTCAAAACCGGCGCGATGGGTGATGATATTCTGGGTTTCAACTTCGCCATGGACCAGAACATCCAGAAGCACACCAGTGGTTCGACCATGGACCCGTCGAATACCGGCACGCTGAACGCAAGCGTTACGGATGGTGCAACAACGCTTAACGTGACTGGACTGCAGGCTAATGCAACGCTGAAAAAGGGCGACTTGATCCGCATTACCGGGCGTTACGGTGTAAACCCGCAGAATCGTCAGGTATGGGGCAACGGAGCGGCGGACCGTTTTACGGTTGTCGTTACTGCTGATACGTTGCTTGGCGCGTCGGGTGATAATACGGCTGTCCCGATTTCTCCGGCCATTTACGGCCCCGCAAGTGGTTCCGCGACGGGTCAGTTCCAGAACGTTGATTCGCTGCCTCAGTCGAGCGATGTGATTACCGTCATTTCGGTTGGCGCAACGGCTGGCATTGCTTCTCAGTCCTTGGCATTCCACAAAGACGCGTTTGTATTCGCGTCGGTTGATTTGGAATTGCCGGGCGGCGAACAGGAAGCCTACAGGGTCAACGAGAACGGCATCGCGTGCCGTATGTGGAAGGGGTATAACATCAACAGCAACGCCATGATTTGCCGGTTTGACGTCCTGGCTGGTGCTGCTGCGGTGTATCCCGAATTGGCAGTCCGTGTTGTAGGAGCGTAATCAAATGCCTGCTACTCCTAATAGTGTTACTAGCTACACTCCGAATTACCAAGCTAGTTATCAGGTGGTTGATGTAACGTGGTCGCCGTCCAGTGTTGGCGCAACGACCAGCGCGGCACAGACTGTCACGGTTCCTGGTGTCAAGGCTGCTGTAACCGCTGCCAATTCTCCTACCGGCAGGGCGATTCCGGCTGATGCCGTTGTTGGCATTATTCCGCCGTCATTGGGCACTGCTGTTGCGGCTTGTTGCGGCTGGGTTAGTGCTGACAATACCGTTTCTGTTGTGTTCACGAATGCGACGGGTGGCGGTCTTGTTCCTTCGTCCGGTACTTGGCGGTTTGTCATCATGAGCCAAGATACGGCTAAAGGCTCTTTCGACGGTTAATAGCGCCTCTCCCTCTGAAGACCTCCGGGGCGCTTAACGCGCCCCTTTTTTTAAGGGTTTGAAATGGCTTCATCCGAACAGAATTTTGCGCAGAAGGATATACCGCTTGGTTATCAGCAGATAACCTCGCTATCATCCGCTGCAGCCCTAACAGTTCCAAATGGCGCTAAACGTGCGCTGATTACGGCAACCACTCAGGCAGTCAGATGGAGGGATGACGGGACCAACCCAACATCAAGCGTTGGTATGCCTTTGGCTGTCAATGTGACGATCCAATATACAGGGGACTTGGCGGCACTGAAGTTTATCGAGCAGACTGCCAGCGCAGTTCTTAACGTTTCGTACTACGGGTAACAGACATGCCAGCAACTCCCAATATAGTCACAAGAGATAACTATACTTCTCAGCAGACAAACCCTGCATTTCCTAATGCAACAGGATGGGGGTATTGGGAAAGTATGGACGTTGCGCCTTCCGCTTCACTGTATGGGGTTGGCCCTGCGTGGATAGGCGGCAGGTTGTTTTACTCTGATGGTGTTGACTGGCAACTGTCCAGAAATACCCCAATCTCTCCAAACGCAGAAGTTTCTCCGCGAATAGTAAACAACATGTTCGCGCAAACGATGAGATATCCGACCGGTTCTGTCTTTGGAACGGGCGTGCAGACGCCTGGAACCTATACCATTGGGTCAGAGGGTGTTACTGGCGGAACTCTTGTGCTTGATAGCGGATTGGCGGGAAGGGCATACCATACGAGCACGCTGCCAACGCTGGAAGTTGGAAAGTATTATTGTATTTCGTTCAGCATTACCGCTATCTCCGGGACGCTTTCGCAGGACGTATTTACGTTTTTTAGTGGCGGTCCTTCAGTTGGCGAAACAAACCTTACCGCAGCAAAAGTAAATGCAGGTGGGACGGGGCGTTATTGTGTGCGGTTCCAAGCCGCTAGTGCGGCACCAGTCATAAGGCTTGGAGTAGGCACAAGTTCGAACGTGGCAAGCCAAGTGCTAACCGTTCGCGACTTTATGATCGAGCAGGTAAGCGGAATCACTGCCGCCCCAAGCGAATACGAATATCCCCAATACAGTGCTGCCTATAACTATAATAGTGCTAGCACTGTCGACACCAATCAAAAAGTTACTGCCGCACAGGGAACCATCTACAAGCTAAAGCCATATTCATGCATTCTGTCGATTGGTGACAGCAGAAACGACGAGGTAACTAATATAGGCGCACAGTTAGGCATACTGATGCGTGCGGACGGGTCAGGTGTTTGCCAGTGGCACGCCGATAGTGGGTGGAAGACTACCGACCTTATCGGCCCGACGACAAAGAAAACACTTTCTCTAACGCTCGCAAAAGCTGTTGCGGGAACTCTGCTGACGCGCACATTTTCGACCGACGGCAACGAGGAAATGTACGAAACGGCAAGCGGGACACGGTATCAGTTCGATACTCTGGCAATTGTCGATTTTGGTGTCAACGATGTTGTAGCAGGAACATCGGTGCAAGGAATCATGGCGAACATGGATACCATTGTACGCGCGGCAGTTGGGGCGGGTATGCGGATCGTTATATCTGAGAACAATCCGTTCGCTGCCAATGCGTCATACACAGCCGCTAGAGGGCTTGCAATCGTGCAGCTTAATTCTATGCTTCGTAATTATGCAATAACTAATGGGCACCTATACGTGCCGACGTGGGACGCGTTTGGTTTGCCAAATGACCAAATGACGCTTGCAGACGGCACAAACGGGTCAACAAATTACAGCGTTGACGGGCTGCATCTGAACACGGCTGGATCAGTGATTTACGCTCAAATGTTGAAGGACGCTATAGATCAGGACAGGAACAGGATGTCTTAATGCCAACAACCGCAGGCGACATAATCCGCTCTGCCCTGTTGCTTAACGGGGCTGTCGCGGCAGATCAGACGTTATCCGCCTCTGACTTGGCTGACGGTCTTGTTGCGCTCAACAATATGATCGAATCGTGGTCACTGGATAACTGTATCATCTACACGACCGGCACCATTACAGGCACAACCGTAGCCAATCAGGATTATCTAGCATTATCGTCAAGGCCGATAAAGATACTATCGGCGCAGATTAGGGACTCTGCATCTATCGATCACAACATGATTGAGGTCGCATATGATGATTATCGGATAATCAGCAACAAGGCTGTCACCTCGTCATTCCCAGAAATTATATGGTGTGACTACGCTTACCCGACTGCAACCATCAAGTTTTGGCCCGTGCCCGCTGTTGCGTATGCCGTGACGATTACGGCACAAATGCCGTTCAGTTCGTTTGCCAGTGCGACCACCGATGTTTCCCTTCCTCCTGGCTATGAGCGTGCGCTAAGGTTTAATCTCGCCCTGGAGCTGGCGCAGTATGCCTCTGCGATACCGCAGAAAGTAGAGGATATAGCCCGCGAATCGTTGCTACTTATCAAAAGCACAAACAACAGGCCGACAACCGTACAGAATGACCCTGTTTTTTGTGGCCGAAGCGGTAGGACCAACATTTACTCTAATGTAACGTGAGGATATTTAACCGCTCAACGCCTCCCATTTTCGACGCTGTAGTCGATGGCGCAGGGAAGCTAACTGGATCATGGAGGCAGTGGTTCTCAGGTCGGCAGACGTTCGATAACTCAATACAGCAACGGTGGATCGCGCTATACACGTCCGGCCTTGTTGTTGTTGATGACGTAACGCTTGAAAGAGTGTCGGCAGCAGAGTACGTGCCGTACATCTTCCCGGCTGGCTCTCGCGTATGGGTTAGAAATGCCGGGACCGTGATAGAGGGCAACATAGTGTCTTGTACCTATGACAGTGGCACGACTACAACGACATGGGTTCTTGACATGGATAATGACGTTGCCCTTACGTCGGTTGACAGGATTTACTATGGCGTGCTTACCTCAACGGTGCTGTAGTGTCTAAGGGCGCACCTATCAATCTATTCGGGGTCGGTGTCGCCGAGTCTCGGAAGTCGCTTAATGTAACGGCTAACAGCCGCGTCAACATCTATTACGACATCCAACCGGCACCAGGGGACAAGACGCAGATTGCGGCCTATGGTATGCCGGGGTTGGATTATGCGTTTACACTGCCCGATCCCGGCTCGCCTGTTCAATGCATGCATTCATCGCCTTATCTTGGCGTGTTTGTGCTGCAAAATTACAAGCTATACCAGCTAACATCTTCTGGCTATACCGCTATCGGGTCAGTGATGGTATACGACCCGACTGCATATGTGCGATTCGCAATGACATCTGGCGGCGATCAGTTATTGATAGCCGTGCCTGGATATACCTATTGTTACGACCAAAGCGCAGGAACGCTTACCGCTGTTACCGATTTGCCAACAGCAATAAGTGTTACATTTCAGGACGGTTATTTTATAGCCATACAAAATATCTATGATAATGGAAAGTTTTACATTTCGTCACTATATGATGCAACAACCTGGGACGCGTTAGACTATGGGGTGGCTGAATTTTCACCAGATAATCTATACGCCTGCGTTAGCAAAAACAGCGTTCTTTATTTGCTAGGCTCCACCACTTACGAGGTGTGGCAGAACGTAGGTGACTTAAACTTCCCATTTCAAAGGATAACAGGCGCAACCAAAGAGCTTGGGCTTTACGCATTGGGTTCGATATCAAGTATCGGTAGCGATTTTATCGCTATGTTTATAAACCCTCAGGGCGATATTGGATTCTATAAAGTATCAGGATACGAGGCGCAGAATATAACCCCACCAGACTTATCGTATAAGCTGCGAAATGCTGATTCAGTGTTTGGTTGTACGGCATGCTCCTATTCATGTTCAGGGCACGACTTTTACGAAGCGTCATTTAATGGCGAATCGTGGGTTTATGACAGCCTCACGGGTATGTGGTCTCAGGTCAAATCCGGTAACGATGACAGGCACCTTGCTATGTATGCGGGAATGGTATCAGGAGTGCCATTTTTAGACCCATATGTAGGCGTATACGCAAACAACGCATATACACTTGTTGCGTCGTACAAAGACGGGAGAATCTTTGTTCTTAATGAGGAATCATATGAGGATGATGGGGAGACAAATTACCGCGAATTGATCGGCAATCACATCTTTTTGCCGGATCGTGGGACATTCCGAATCGTTTCGATATCGCTAGACATGGAAGCAGGATCGGTGCCGATTGGCGAATCCATGACGGTCAGACTTGCCCTGTCGCGTAATGGTGGGCACACGTTCGATGAGGAATACTCCGATTCGTGCTCAACTGGCGAGTACACAAGGTTTTTCCAGTTCAACAGGCTTGGCCGTGGTCGTGACGTTGTTCCTAAAATCCGCATGACTGAACCGGTCAAATTCGTGCTTCTAGGCGCAGTTGCAGACATAGCCCCATACGGTTGGTGATATGACGCTTGCAGAGCTTTTAGCTGAGCGTGACAAGGGCACAAAGCGGTTCCCTGCGTGGAGCCTTGCTGATTTGTTAGCACGTCGTGACGAGCCTCTAAACGCCAAATTTAACCCATCTGGCGTTGGTCCTGGAATGTCTTATGGCACTCTAGCGTCGATACTCACCGACTTTGCCCCCGGTATTGGTGACGCTAAGTCTGCTGCCGATGCTGTCAAGGAAGCAGGAAGCGGTAACTATGGCATGGCTGCGCTTGATGCTTTAGGCGCATTGCCGATGGTTGCCGGTATGGGTGCAATCAAGGCGTATCACGGATCACCGCACAAGTTCGATGCGTTCGATATGTCAAAGATCGGGACGGGTGAAGGTGCGCAGGCGTATGGGTATGGGTCTTACCTCTCTGAATCTCCATTAGTCGCCAAGGAATACCAAAAAAACCTATCTAGTCTTTATGGTGTTCCAACAACTGTTAGCGGGGCAGGTAACAAAGTTCCGATTCCGGCATGGCTTGGTGAAAAAATAAAATCTGACGGCATTGACTCTGCCATCAAAGAATGGGCAGAAAGGGCAGCAGAGCAAAGGGCCAAGGCTACAGAGAGTAAACAGCCCTGGATAAATGAGGCGAACGCATCCAGGTTAGAGAATGACCTGGAGCTAATGAAGCAAATCAAGGCGTCAGGCGAGGTAGATGTAGAAGATCCTGGCTTCCTCTACGAAGCGTCCCTCGAATGGCCAGACCCAGCACGCGAGGCATCCGACCCGCTAGGCCCGCAGCATTTCCTTGATTGGGATAAGCCGCTCATGGAACAGGGCGATTATGTTAGGGGAGCGCTAAAAGAAATAGGCGACACGCCAGAAGATATTAAGGGCGCTATTTCGTTATGGGAAAACCAGTTAAGCCTTGGAGGAAGAAGGGCCGAAAGCGCACAAAAAGAACTTGACCGGCTTAATAGAAAGCTACTGCAGTCAGAAATTAAAACCGGAAGCGATATCAATAATAGGCTTATCTCCGAGGCAATTGGAAAGTCAGGAAACCCAAGGGAATCTGCATCACATGTCTTGAACAACATAGGAATACCCGGTATCCGCTACCTAGACCAAGGATCACGAGGCGCAGGTGACGGAACTTATAATTATGTTGTGTTTGACGACAAAATACCTAGGATAGTTAGCAGGAATGGCGTTAGTCTTTTTGACCTTTTAGGACGGTAAATATGTTTGACCAAGACTTAATAAACCAGTTACTAGCAGCGCGGCAGGCTAACGTTCCGCAGACGCTTAACCCGGTATCGATGCCCGCACAAATGCCGAACGGCACGACCCTGGCGCAACTGTTTCAGCAGTCTCCTGGCTACTTTCAAGGCCAAATGGGACCGATGCCTGCTCCTGTCCAGCAGTGGGCTAACCAGTTCCAGGGTAACGCACAGAATGCCTTCGGTGGCATCAAACAGGGGCTACAAGACGCGTATGGGCGACTCCCGCAGCCTATGCAGGACAGGTTCAACCAGATGCGTCAGAACTGGCAACAGGCCCCGCAGAACATGCAGAACCGATTCAACCAGATCGGTCAAGGTCTCGGTCAGATCAATAACGGCATGAACCAATGGCACCAGGGTATTGGTCAGGCCCGGCAAGACTTCCGGCAAGGTATGCAGGGTTTCGGCCAGCGCATGATGCCCAACTCTCAGGGTCCGATGCCGCAGAGAAGCACGGGCTTTAACGCAGGCCCGATGCCTAGGATGAATGGAATGGGCAAGATGAATAGAGGCGGTATGTAATGTCGGATCAGTCCGACTATGAGGCTTTCCGCGATGAATATGGGTTTAGCGAAGGATTGCTTAGTTACATCACAAACAGGGTTGATGACATGATGTCATTCCCTGTTGAGTATGCAAACAGGTTTACGCTAAAGGACTCGCCAATACACGGGATTGGAATGTTTGCCAATCAGAATATCAGCGATGGCGATACATTCTCGCCAGCAAGGATAGACGGGTATAGGACTCCTGGCGGCAGGTTTGTTAATCATGCAAAGCAGCCAAATTCAAAGTTCATAATCAGCGGAAAAGATTTGTACTTGCTTGCAACCAGGGATATACAATCAGGCGAGGAAATAACGCTGGATTATAGGCAGGCGTTGAAGGCTAACTTGGAATCTTTAGCGTGAGCGATTGTTACTCAATAGCCTTGTCTGAGCCAGCAAAACAGGCTAGGGCGCACGCCTTTGCGCTTGAGGATGCCATGAGGGAGAAGATAGCCGATAACGAAATGGCCGAATTAAGTTTTGATGTACGTCACTTTTTCGGCGATGACGTATACGTTAGGGCTTTATTTCTACCGGCAGGGTCTTTTGTTGTTGGTAAGATTCATAAGCATGAGCACTTATCGCTAATACTGTGCGGCGATATCTCTATAGTTGATGAGTCTGGCGCAACGAGGCTGACAGGGTATCAATTGCCGTTTACATCGCGTGCAGGTGTTAAACGTGCCGTAGCTGTTCATGCCGATACGTGGTATCTAACGATCCACAGAAAAAGGGACTTTGACGAAACAGATGAAGAAGAAATCGAACGCGCATATGTCGCCGAATCAGAGGAAGAATTTCAGCAATATGCGATGGCTAGGTTAATGGCAGACGACGCCAAAAAGATAGAGGTTACGATATGAGTTTCGCAAGTATCGGTGTTGGCGGTGCGCTTGCAATTGGTTCTGTCGCAGGAATGGCGGGCTCGCTTGGTTCTGCGGCTATGCAGTCCAACTCTGCAAACGCCGGGGCTAAACGGGCCACAAACGCGTCTTTATGGGGCTGGGACACCGGGGCTGATTATTTCAATCAGTCAAATTCCGTATTGCAGCCATACAATGACCTTGGCGCTTCGGCGCTATGGCAGATCAGGAATAATCTAGGGTGGAATCCAGGGCAGAACGGCTCAGGCGCTTGGACATATAAGCCGATCAATCCGCAGCAGGCTGCGATTGATGGTGGACTAGACTGGAACGCAATAACTCACCAGATCAACGCAGCCGACCTAAAGAATCTAACTGGATATTCGCCGAAAGAGGCATACGCGCCCATTACGCGCGGCAAACTAAACGATTTTACCGGAATCAACGTTCAGAATGCCTTGGGCGGGTATTCTCCAAAAGACGTTCAGCGACTATCAGGCGTAGACCTGAGCGGGCTGTTTAACTCGGTTGGCAGCGTTGGGATTCAAAACCCAAAGAAACCAAAAGCACAACAGGCCCAATCTGGCGGACTCCAAAAGAATCAGCAGGCCAATTTTAATAAGCTGCAATCCCTCGCACAACAGGGAAAGCTAAACGACAAACAGCAGGCTAACTATCTACGGCTTGTTGGTAAATTGGGGTAATTGAATATGGCAACTAGCACGCTAACTCCCGCGCAGCAAAAGAATCTGGCTGGCATAGTTGCCAAGAAGTCGAGCGGGCAACCACTCAGCAAGCAGGAACAAACACAGCTAACAAAGCTGACAGGCGCGGCGCAATCGCCGATGCCTACTGTCAAGGCTCCAGCAAAGCCTGTAGCCAAAGTTCCGCCAATTGCAACGGTTCCGGTTGGTGGTGGCAATGTCTCCAATCAGCCGACTAAGCTACCCAAGGGGCAGAGCGTACCCGGTCAGGTTGGCCCAATGCCTAAAGGATCGGGCAGTAACGGTGTACCTGTTGCTGGCCCGCCAGTTATCCCGATTGGTGGCAATGGTGCAAATTCGGCCAAGTTTGGACCGAACAAACAGGCAGCATTAAACAGCCTCACGGCTCAGGCTCAGGCAGGAGCAACGCTCACGCCAAAGCAGCAGCAACGGCTAACGACTCTTTCGGGTCAAGCCGCTGCTGCAGGCACTAAAGGGGCTACGGCTGCACTACAGAATCCTAACAGTTCCGCTGGGCTGTCTTTTGACGCGCCCAAGGCCTTAACCAGTCCTAACGCTAAGAACGTTCAATTTGACTACCGGCCACAACAGGTTGACTCTCGGAATGTCGGGTTTAACTACACCCCGCAGCAGGTCACGGCACCATCGGTAAACTTTGGGTATACACCTCAAAACGTCTCGGCTCAGAATGTAGACTTTTCATATTCTCCGATCGATGTTGCGGCACAAGCGCCTGGAATGGAGCAATTCGATCCGGGAAGTCTGGTTGATATCGCATCGCAGTTAGGACTTAACTTCAATGATCTTACTCAGGGATTAACGGCACAAGAATACCTAGCCAATCAAGACCCGAGTTACCAGTTTCAGCAGGAGCAGGCACAGAAGGCGATCGAGCGATCAGCAGCCGCTAGGGGCGGTGTGCTAGGTGGTGGCACTCTCAAGGCGTTACAGGATCGTGCCAGTCAGGTTGCCGCGCTTGACTATCAGAACGCCTATGCTAGAGACCTCGCCAATCGTCAACTCGGACTCTCACAGGTACAAAACGAGTTTGGTAATCAACTGTCGGGTTGGCAGGCAAATGCCGGTTATGACGTGTCCAATAGGGGCATGGATTTGCAAGCCCAAGTGGCTAACCAGGGAGCTGGCCTTGATGCAGCAGGAATGTCTCTACAGGCGCAATTAGCTAACGCATCAAATAACCTGCAAGCTGGGATGGCGAATCAATCGGCAGGGCTACAGTCGGCTGGTATGTCGCTTCAGGCGCAGTTGGCTAATGCCGACAACATGATTCAGGCGGGCATCGCGAACCAGAACGCCGGTTTAACCGCCGCTGGGATGTCTCTACAGGCCAAGTTACAGAATGCCAATAATGCGTTACAGGCTGGTATTGCTAACCAGAACGCAGGGCTAGACGCGGCTGGATTGAGGCTTAATGCACGGTTGGCTAACGCGTCAAACGATTTAACGGCCCGCTCGCTTGCGCAGAACATGACGCAGGCAACATGGGATAATCAGCTACAAAACAGGGCCATGAACCTGTCGGCGCAGAATGATTCGTTTAACCGCGACCTCGCGTCGAAAAACTTCGGATTGCAGGGGATACAAACCGCAGCAGGGCTACAGCAACAGCAGTTTAATAACAACATGACCGCGCTAGGCTTCGGTGCTGACTTAATGAATAGCAACCGGAATGCTGCAATGAATAGCCAGAACTTCGGAAGCAGCCTATTGTTTGGCAATCAGGGCCAGCAGACTGGGCTAATGAATAGTTGGCTTAATAACGATTGGACAAATCGTAACTGGCAAACTAATACCCTTGGCCAGCTTCTCGGGACTGGTTATGGAGCAGCAAGCGGCCAAAGCGGCAATTATATGAACCGTGCAAACGAGGCGGCCAATATCGGGACTGGTGCCGGTAGCAACTATATGAACGCAGGTCTAGCCTCGGGTAACGCGTGGGCAAACGGTATTAACGGAATCAACAATGCCGTACAAGGTGGTATGGGTAATTACCTTATGTGGCAGGCTATAAACGGAAAATCTGGCGCTGGTTCAGGCTTGAGTGCTTCTAACGCTTACATGCTTTCGTAGGTCTAATAATGGCTGAATGGGGCAACACGTTTAATTTAGGTGACGTTTATCAAACGTCGATGCTTTACCGCGCCCTGCAAAACAGGGAGCAGGAGAACGAGTTTGAACGCCAACAAAAGCTAGAGAAACAGCGGATTGAGGCCGAGGATCGCCAGAGGGAAGCCGCTACCAGGCGCGTGGCTGTCCAGAAGATGATGGCGAACGACATGTATAAGCGTGCCATGTCTGAAGGACTAACCGGCGATGCGCTTAAAAGCAGGGTTATGGAACTGTTCCCAGCGTATCAACAGGTCTATAAGACTATCGGTGGTGATTGGCAAGACGCTACGCCGGATGCCATTCTGTCGCTTGCTACTCCTGATGATTCGGTGCTTGATGCTAGGAAACAAGCGTTGATTGAACAGGCTAAGTATGGGGTACGATCGGCCTATGGTGATACGCCGCTAGATCAGGAAGCTATCAGGATGCGCGAAGAACAGCGCAACCCGCGTGAGACGCCAGAAGAAAAGTTAAAGCGCGAACTCACACTAAAGGCTTCTCCAACTTATTCAGACTTGCACCAGCCAATCGCAAAGCAGCAGTTATCTCCCGATAAACTGTACGAAAAGAAAAGTCAGTTTATGGAACAGATTGGCGCTGTAGACACTGCGTTGCAGGACATACAGGACGCTTATAAGTTGCAACTTAAAACAAATCGCACCGGGCCGATTATCGGCAGTCCACTACTGGCACCACTGAACAAAGCTATTGGTCAGGGCGGCGAAGATTTGCAACGGCTAGAGAAGGCATATAACCGTCAGGCAGCAAGCGCATTGTCAGCATTTAAAGCCCTTGGCATGGCAGGTGCTTTAAGCGAAAAAGAGGGCGAATGGGTTAGGTCCACTGAATCGCAATTGACAAATAACCAAGATGTCAATTTGGAAACCATGAAACGAGGCTGGCAGTTACTATACAACAGGCGCAAAGGAATCAGAAAACTTGCATCAGAGTATGGGCTTGATAGCGACTATCAGGGCGACGAGGGAAGGTTTAAGGAGCCTGGAAAGCTAGACACTCTGCCTCCTGGCTGGCGTGAAGGACCGGACGGCAGAATATACGACCCGACGGGTAAACCATACATACGCGGTGGTTTCTGATGAGCACTTATGCTCTTACTCGTGCGCTGCTTGACACTATTGCGTCAACTGAGTCGCCTGGCTACAACGTCATTTATGGCGGCAAGACGTTTGATGACTTTTCCGATCATCCTAGGATTGACGTGCCGATTAGACGCGGGCCGAATACCGGCAGAACATCAAGCGCAGCCGGACGGTATCAATTTTTGGCTCCGACGTGGGACAAAGTAAAGTCTCGTCTCGGGCTTCAGGATTTTTCCCCGGAGTCTCAAGACGCGGCAGCTATTGAGCTTGCGAAAGAAGATTACCAGCGCAGAACAGGGCGTGATTTATTCGAGGATTTACAGTCAGGTGACGACCGTAAGATATCGCTTATCGGTCAGGCACTATCTAAAACATGGACCAGCCTACCTGGAGGTATTGAGCAGCAATCAGGCACAGACCGCTTCGTGAATACATTCAAAAATGCGCTATCCAAGCTTTCTCCGCTAGGCACGGCATACGCCGATGAGCTGCCAAGTACAGGACCGCAAGATATCAACCCTGCTGATTACGGTTTGATTCCCGCTGATGAAGATTCGCAGGAAATAAACCCAGCCGACTACGGGCTTATTCCCGCTGATGATATACCGGAACAACTACGGCAAATGCAGGCGTTTCCAGAACCTGCTACGGGGGGATGGGGCGACTTTCTCAGTGGTGCAGGCTCGTCACTCGCCCATCAAGCTCAAGGCATCATGGAAGGCTTGCAGGGCGCATCCAGAGCGATGGGCATGGATAAAAACCCCGCGTTTGCGTCTATGCCGTTGCTGTCTCCGGATAAGATGGCGCTACTTTCGGCTACCCTGAAACGGAATAGCGACATGGGAGACGCTGGTGCCGTTGCTGGTGACTTGGCTCCATTTCTGGCCATGAATCCGGCTTTTGCCACGGCTTATTCCGCTGCCGCGACTCCTGGCGATACAGAGGATAGGTTGATAGCTGGCGGTGCCTCTGCGCTTGGTGCTGGGGCTGGATACGGGCTTGGCAGGGCCGTTAGGGGCTTTAACCCTTCCAAACAGGCACAAGCATTGATGGCCGAGGGTGTGGTGCCGTCACTCGGTCAGGGTATCGAGCAGGACGCTCTTGGTATGGCTATCAGGCGTGCTGAAGAAACAACCACGGCACTACCTCTGTCTGGCGCTTTCACACGGCTTGCCCGCAATCGTCCCAAGGACCAATGGAGAACCGCTGTTTATGCTAGGGCTGAAGCCCCGGAACTTGGCATAACGGCAGGCGGCGAAGGTGGTTTTGAGGCTATAGATAACCTAGCGAGTGGCTTTCAGCAGGCATACAGGAGCGCATTAAGTGGGCACATGATACCGCTGGCTGATGGCAGCAACAGCCCGATATTCGGCGCGAGAGTACAACCATTGGTACAACAAATCGCCAATTCCATTGACAGGCACCCGGAGCTCACGGACGAGACAAAGCAGATTACCAAGGCGATTGTGATGGATCGCTTGCAATCAATTTTCCCGAATGTTCAACAGGGCAAAATTCCTGCCGAGCTTTTACAGTCTGTCGCGAATGACCTTGGCTCAACAGGCGCACAAATGCTGAAGGCTACAGGTCAAGACGGCCTAAAAGGCAGAGCGCTATTAGAGGCCGATTCGATCATTTCCGATCATATCAACAATTACCTGCCTGATGATGTTCGCGGACTTGTTAGCCAGATTGACGACAAATATGCGAATTTCAAACGCATACAGAGGGCAACTGTAACGTCGCCTGATGCAGACGGGCTTATAACGCCAGTCTCTCTAAGTAATGCGGTTAAGACCTTTGACACGGCACGCGATAGGGCTAAATTTGCTCGCGGGGCCGCACTGCTGCAAGACCTATCTAGGGCTGGCAAGTCTGTACTTCGTGAAAATCTTGGCGAATCAGGAACAGCGCCAAGGTTGATGATGGGTGATATCCTTAAAAACGTAGGCGCAGGATCGGTTGAGGGAGCGGCGGCATTTACCGACTTGGCCTCTTACGGCTCACTTGCCGCACTACTCGGCGCAGGATCAACCCAGCCTGTACAAAGGGCATTACTAGGCGGTTATTCCTGGCAACGCCCGACCAGTGAAGCACTACAACGGTGGCTGCCAACTGTCGGAACTGGCCTAGGCTATAAATTCGGAAATTGATATGGCGTACTACTTTTGCCCAATCTGCAACGGCGTGCCTTATACAGACTCTGACGGCAATCCGTTATCAGGCGGGAAGATTTACACATATGACGAGGGAACAACGACGCAACGGGCAACGTATGCCGACGCAGACGGTACGTTAAACACTAACCCAATTGTACTTGATGCAAACGGGTATGCGCCTAACGCAATTTGGCTGGACGATACGGGATATCGTTTCATAATAAAGAACTCGGACGACTCTGTTACCTATTACGATACCGACAACATAACAGGCTATGCCCCTGCCGTAACGTGGCTAAGTAAGCCTATTTCAACAACCGTTACGGTAAACAATACCATCATTGACGAATCATACATGGGGCAGTTTGTTGTGGTTGACAGTGTAAACCCTGTTAATCTGATTCTTGCTGATGCGAATACAGCGGGCTTTAACTGTCAGGTAATACGCAAGGGTTCAGGCGCATTAACCATGACCAGGCAAACATCAGGCACAATCAATGGAGCTACCTCAACCGTTACTGTATCAACGAAATGGCAGGTTTATCAGGTTGTCAACTACGCAACCGGATCTGCAAGTGTGGTTCTGCTGGGCTAAGTCATGGCGTATTATCTGTCACCAATAGCAAATGCCGTTAGGTTCGTTGACGAAGATGGTGTTCCGCTGGATGGTGGGAAAATCTATACATACGATGCAGGAACAACGACACTCAGGGGTACAAAGTCTACAAATTCTGGGGGTGATAACCCTAATCCGCTAACTCTTTCAGGCGATGGAATCTCAGACTATCCGTACTGGCTAGACAAATACGCTTATCGATTTGTTGTCAAAACATCGGACGATTTGACATCGATCCTTGATATCGACAACGTTGTCGGTTATGCGCCGTCGAGTGTTTTTAGGAGGCTGACGGTTTCAACGTTGACAGGCAATACAACTATAGATGAGACGTACCGAGGGAAATTTATTGTTGTCGATAGTACGTCGACGGTTACTCTTGATTTAGACCCGTCAATACAGGCAGTTCCTGGATTTAATTGTCAGGTTTTACGGAATAATACAGGGGCGGTTAATATATCAGGCAACATTAACGGCACGCTTCCATCCACTCATTCCATAGCAACAAGATGGCAGGTTGCCCAAGTTGTTGCTGGCGGGTTTGGAACTGTCAGCGTAATAACCATAGGGTAGCCAATGAATGAAGAACGCCGCGCAGGCATGACAGAAGTTAATGCAACTCTCGGATTGATTACCTCCCAGCTCGCGGAAATGAGGGAGAATCAATCTAAAATGTGCGGCAGGTTAGAGGATATCGAGAAAAACATAAACATGGTTGCAGGAGCCTGGACCATGCTTAAGTATATCGTCGCGCTGCCTGTCTCGGCATGGCTGTTTTACGAGTGGTTCCGCAAACATATTACCGATTGAGTTGATCCTGTAGCCTGTAGTATTGGTACAGGAAATCGTTATTGCCAGTCCCGTACTCTGTTCCGCTGTACTCGTTACGGTTGATCGTGCCGTAACCGAATCGGACGTTACCATCCGAGTCTATCGTGTTAGTTGATAGGCTTCTGACTCTACCGTTGCCGTTAATCTGCCCATAGGTAAACTCCGTTTGCCCGGTAGATGGGTTGATGGTAAGCCCTTGTATCTGTTGCCAAGCGTGGCTTGACGTTGCTAAAAGCATCAGCAACATGACGGTTATAAGTTTCATTTCTTCGCCTCCTTAGCCTTACGCCAAGCCTTGTTCCTACACGTCGCAGAGCAGAACCTTGTTGGCCCGCAGGCTGATTGTAACCTGGCCGTGAATGTCTTACCGCACACCGAGCAGACAAGCTGCCCGACTGCCCGGTATTCGTGGGGCATTTTGCTCATACGTCATACCGATCAGCAACGTCGTCTTCAACGAGCGCAACGTCAAGTGCTCCCCATACATCAACGTCGTCATCATTGATAATAGACTTAAGGGATTTTAGCGCGTCGCGTGCGTTATACAGACCGCATGATTGTGTGTCGCAAATCACGACCAGCTTATCAGGCGCGCTCGCACACGTTTTAACCGTCACGTCTTTTGCGTCGAATCCAAGACGGTCGAATTCAGTTCTGATTGCTTTCGTGTTCATGTCTTTCTCCGGTTGCCGTCCGTGGTGGTTTTTAGAACAGATACGAAGTTGCCCAAAACGGATCGGGCCGACGCGCCAGTATCCGGTACTGAAGTTCGAGCGATTGCGGAACCGTCGTGGCAGCAGGCGCAAAGCGGAATCGATTGGCATCCGCGCGCGGACCTTCGTACTCTGGATCGTAGTATCCGTTCATGCCGGGGTACTCGCGCAGTGCACAGCGAGCAGCAGAGCGAAGGAATCGAAACATTGCCTTGCTCATGTCTCGCGTCGGAATCTCGTTGACTGCTGCCAAGTAGCTGATTGCTTGGTTCGTGTTCATGTTCTTTCTCCGGTTGCTGTTCGTGGCGTGGTTGATTTCTTTCAGTGCATACCAGCACGCAAATCGCATAGTCCAGTTTGGGGATCATTGCCCAAGTGCCAACAGGCAAGTTGTGGATTTCCTGCAATCCACAACTGCGAAGCAAAACTGATAGATTGTTTTGTTCATTCTTTAATTGTTCGGCAGTCGCACGCGCGACATGCCGTCGTATTTCGTTGCGCGGTACAGATTGCCGAAGCCGTGCGGTATAGAAGACGGCAAGTTGGTTACATCCACGTTATCAACGTGCTTCCAGGGAGTCCATGCGTATCCGTAATGGCCGCGATACTGAGTGCGCTTGAACAAAGCACCATCTGCGCGGATTGCTGCCTGCCCTAGCTGATTGATCCCACCCGCGTATGTTGCTATTGCTTTTGCCATTTTCTTGCTCCGGTTCCTGTTTCGGGCCAATCCCTCAACGTGGGTATAGTCTCCCACAACCAAGGCCACATTGCAACGATTATTTTACCGTTGCATATCAGACTTTCTGATGAACTATCCGGGAATCAAGGATGGTTGTTTATGATTGGTTCTTGGCTACTTCCTCTGCTTGCTGCCACCATCGCCGCTCGGGTCCGCAGTGACGCTCAAATCTCGCGGCTTCGCCAAGTGGCAACCACCGACCTTCCTGGCTGCCAGCGCATCGCTTATCGC